GTTGTCTCAATATCGAAGGCTCTGGGTATAGATCCTCTTTTAATGTTGGATATTGCGAAAAGAAGTAAGATTAAGGAGTTTGAGGAAAAGATAGAGATGAGATATAAGATAGACAACAAGTAAACAGGGCCTTCGGGCCCTGTAAATTATATCAACTTTTAATTATTTCTATTAAATTATTCTATATCTTTAGTGAGAGATGTAGAACGTTCGCGATATTCAAGAAGTAATGCTTTTTCGTCTTCTATCTTTTTACCCATCATATATTCGCAGTATTTGATGGAAAACTCCTTTCCCTTTTCCCCTTGTAAAGAAATACAAAGTATAGAAGAGAAAGTTAGAAGAAGTTGGAGTAAATTTTCAATGGACTGACTACTTTCATCCAGTATTTTCTCTCTACATTGTGAAGAAATAGCAGTAATAAACCAATTCTCTTTTTCCCAATTCTTTAGATTTCCATCGCTATCTGGAAGTCCATCCATTTTGTCGATAAATTTCAATGCCTTTGCTTTGCCTGCATTATCTTGGAGGGCCCATTCTAATAAATTAGTATTGCCAATAAAGAAATCTCTAAGGCTTTCAATATCCCTACGATTTCCCTTTTTTATTGTATCTCTCATTAGATTACCAAAAGACATGCAATTACTTTCTTGTTTATAAGTAAACAAGGCCCGAAGGCCCTGTAATACTAATAATAGTTATAGTAGAACAGAACTTGAAATAATTTTCTAAATCTGCTTTACTGTGAATAATTTATTTTACATCACGGAATAGCGTTGAACTTACCAGGTGACGCGCTACCCAATCAGCGAAAGTTATCAATGAAAAAAAGATCCAGCGAAGCCACTACTAGCGTTATACTGAATTCAACTTCAACATCCAGCTTCGATGTATCAAACCTCAGGGAGCCAAATAGCAACCAAAGGGGCTTGCTCCAACCGCAAAGGAGCTTTTTTTCATGTCAATAAGTCCAATATATCAAGAATATCTTGAATTACAAGCACTTTCTAAAATTAATTCCTACTCCTTGGCTAAGATAGAAGGTCTCTTAGTAATAGCAGAATACAATGAGAAAGGAGACTTCTTCCCTTCTCGATCTCAAATAATAAGAGATAACAATATGAAGAAAGATCGCAACCCAAAGACAGGAACTCGTTGGACGGATGATTTCCATGAAGATGGGCTAATTATAAAGACAAGGGATCCTAAAAATAAGTACAAGACATGTCGGTATCAAGTCACCCAACTTTATGAAAAACTTTCCCCCTATATTCGTAATATTTACGTAACGTTAAAATATGCGCCATTGCCAATTAGTCTATTGTTTTCTGTAGCTGAACCTGATGTCCCACCTTATAAGAGTTTTACGGAGAAAGAGACTAGCTATTGTTCCCTTGTTGGTTCTCTATCTAACAGTCCAAGTCTATCTTACTACCGAGAACCGCGCGCGACCCAGACTGGGACCATAAAAAAAATTCAGATTGGAGGGGTAATGGAGCTCGATTGGATAAGTCCGGAACTGAAAGGGGTGACCGAACTCCTGAATCTCAACAAGTGGGGTCAGATAAAGCTCAGCGCATTTCCTAAGCAAGCGTTACAACATGCTGCCGTTGTCTTTAGATCCAGCAAAAGCCCTAAGAAAGACCCATTCCATTGGTTCAGGGAAGTGTGTAACGAATGGTGCATGAAGAATAATGTGTCCCCTGATTATGGGTTATTGTATCGATTGGAAGCGAAGTACGAGATGCCAGAGAATCCCAACTACGTTCTATCTCATCGTCCGAGCATAATAGCTATAGCACCTAAGAAGGCTGAAGCGGTGTCCCTTGTAAAGAAAATGCACCCTGACTGGGAGAGTAAGACTTTTTTAACAGAAGAAGAGATTAAGCGTAACCGGCTGGAAGCTATTCAGAAATTTGAGGAGAATGGGGAATTTAATATATTCCAGAGCAAGCTCATAGAGGGATGGAAAAAACAGTACGAAATTTCTTAGTAAAATATTATGAATTTAAAAACATCACTCACAGAAGCTGCAGAATTATTTATACAGAGTATCGCGCTTGAGAAACAAAATAATGCTCGCAGAGCGTTACATTTGCTTTACAAGTTAGAACTCTATCCAATTGCTGACCCCTATGCTTGTGTAGGAGATTTGCAACTATGCTCCGATGATGCTGCGTCTATCGATCAACTTCCTTTGGATATAAAACTTTTATTACTTTTAGCTAAGTTAGAAGACGATGGTGATAGTTACTGTAAGTCCGTCTTATTCTTAATTCAGTTCTATATATTTATGAAGAAGCAATGCTCAGAATTTAAGATACCTGTTGGTAATATTGACCTAGATAGATGGGAAGAGTATATCCGTGCATTTAGTCGATTGGATAATTACTTTGAGAAAAAACACAGTAAGACGTTGCAGGATATCTTTAAGGAATTTGTTGCAATAATTAATGAGCAGGAAAATAACAAATAGAGAAGTGAGTGTGAGAGAAGCAGAAGAGAGAGTGGAATTAAGAAGCACGAGAGAGGTGAGTGGTAATGACGCCCAAGCACAAGCAGTTGGTGATGGAATACATGATCAACATGGAGCCAGTCCCCTGGAAGCGAGCGGGATGCAACTTCAACAGACGCGCATTCTTTGACCAACAGAAGCAAGAAAAGATCGTATGTATCATAGATCTAACCAGACAGCACGGTGAAGAACGCATGTTGAATGGTCCATTATCTATGAAGATCACTTTTTATGTCCCTACTATTCCTACCCATAGACGACGATGCGAGAAGACACAAGCAGAGACCGTAGTGCAGGATGAAATATACCATCATTATCGTCCGGATTTAGATAACTATTTGAAATTTATTTTAGATTCCATGCAGAATACTGGCGTTATCTTTCAGGATGATGGCCAGGTAGCGGAAATATACACAAAGAAAGTGGTGAGCGAGCGACCCAGAACGCATATAATTATTCAGGAGATGAGGTAATGATCGCAAAGAAGAAGACATTATTGACTAATGGGGATAAGAACCCAGTAAAACACGGGCAACTAGTTGGGTCAAAGAAGAAGGGACACTGGTATGACGAGTATTACGATCTATTCATCTTTAAGGTAAAGCCTATCCCGTACGCATACCTTGAACGCCTTGCAGAAGATCTCGTTGCATGGTCTAAATTAGATACCTCTTTGCGTATCGAATCGTTCTATGACGATAAGGGCATAGGCGAGGACGATTACTATCGATTCCTGAAGCGATGTGAGCCCTTGAAGCACTCACACGACCTGGCTATTCGCAGAATCGCTGTACGTAGAGATTTGGGGGCTATGACGCGAAAGTACGATGGTAGTTGGATTGCCAAGACACAATCTTATTTCGACAAGGTATACAGAGAGGCACGTAAGTTCGAAGCAGATCTGACTAAAGATGCTCAGGATAACCAGGCGAAGATAGTGGTCATGGAGATAATGCCCAACTCGACCGAAGTGAAAGATAAGAAAGAAGATGAGTGAGTATAACGTTCTAGTATTTATCATCAGCTTTCTCATTTCCTGTTCGGGGTACTGTATCTATATGTTTATTCAAGAACAGAAGAAGCAATGAGAGAGCTATTCGATGATCCTGTAATTGCAGATCTGATAGATCGAGCCCTTCAGGATGCTGATCTGCTTGCCAGAGAAGTTGAGAAACTATTAGAAGCATTTGAGAGAGTAGTGAAGCAAAGAAGAAGTGAGGGTATCGAACCTGATTAACTCACTGTGAGCTCACAGCTATCAAAAAAGGAGTGGGGATGGGCAAGAGAATAGACATAATCGGGATCACTTTTAATAAATTAACCGCTTTAAGATACGTCGGAAATAGTCCTAGGGGCGCCCTTCATGAGTGCGTATGCTCTTGTGGTAATCGTAGAATATGCGCTGCAGGACAACTTCGCGCAGGACAAGTGAAGAGTTGTCTCCCGTGTGCAGGTAAACACGGAAAATTATACACTCCTGAATATAAAGTATGGAGCGGTATGGTAAACAGATGCACCAATCCCAATAACCATGGCTATAAGAAATATTATGGAGTAAGAGGAATCACCGTGTGTGATGAATGGAGATCTTTTGAGAGCTTCTATAAGGATATGGCGCCTCGGCCTTCATTAGCTCATCAATTGGATCGCATAGATAATGACAAAGGATACTTCAAAGAGAATTGTAGATGGGCAACTGCAAAAGAGAATACTCGCAATAGAAGAGGGTGCTCTATCTGTAATTGCCGCTGTAGTATGAATAGAATGAAGCAAGAAGCTCTGAAAAAGGAGAGCTGTAATGAGAGTGGAAACACAGATCAAGTTGGATCGCTTCAAGCCCAGGAGTTACCAGCTCCCGCTTTTTGATGCAGTAGAGAACAAAGGCTATAAGCGCGTACTTCTTATCTGGCCACGACGGGCTGGAAAGGACATGGCAGCTTTTAATTTGGCCATACGAGCCGCTATACGTAAAGTGCAGGTAATCTATTATATCTTTCCCACATACGCTCAGGGAAAAAAAGTAATTTTCGACAGTATTGATAACGACGGAAATCGAATACTAGACTATGTCCCTAATGAGCTTATCGAGTCAAAGAATACTCAAGAACTTAAATTACGGTTTGTCAACGGAAGCCTCATCCAAATCGTCGGGAGTGATAATTTTGATTCACTAATGGGCACAAATCCAAAATTATGCATTTTCAGTGAGTATTCCCTCCAAGATCCAAGAGCGTATTCCTACATAAGACCAATCCTTACTGCCAATGATGGAGTCGCGATATTCCTATCCACTCCTCGTGGACGTAACCATTTATGGGATCTCTACCAAGTTGCATCCAATTCTCCAGACTGGTTCTGTCAAAAGCTCACCGTGCTCGACACTGGCCATATCTCCTTGCATGAAATAGAGAAGGACAAAGCGCTTGGTGAAATGAGTGAGGATCTGATACAGCAGGAATACTACACAAGCTGGGATCTTGGCGTTGAGGGTTCGTATTATGCCAAGTACATCGACCGGATGCGTGTCAAAGGCCAGATTGGCATGGTTCCATGGGAAAATGGATTCAAAGTCCACTCAGTGTGGGATCTTGGTGTGCGAGACTCAACTACCATTATCATGTTCCAGGTAATAGGTCAGTCTATTCGCATAATAAACTGTTATGAAAACTCTAAGGTGGGATTAGAGCATTATGCCAAGGTATTGGAACAGATGCCGTACCAATGGGGACGCCATATTGCCCCTCACGATATCCGGGTGAAGGAATTCGGATCGGGTATGACTCGTCTGGAGAAAGCTAAGTCACTTGGTATCAACTTTACTATTGCGCCTAATGTAGGAATCGAGGATGGGATCGAGGCTGTACGCTCTGCTTTGAGTAAGATATGGATCGATGAGAAAGCGTGCGCACCATTGATCAAGGCCATGGAGAACTATCGTCAGGAGTATGATCACAAGCGCAAGGTATATTCAGCACATCCACTCCACGATTGGTCTTGTTTTGTAGGTGATACTTTGTTATTGACGCGTAACGGAATGCGTCAGATAATGGATATTAAATCTACAGACTCAATTCTCACATTAGAAGGATGGATGCCATGCAGTCGGGCGAAGAAAACGGGAATAAATGTTCCGCTTGTGGAAGTTGTGTTCAAAGACGGTACGAAAGTGAAATGCACGCCGGAACACAGATTTCTCCTGAAGGACAACAAATGGATATCTGCAAAAGACCTAACGAACAATTCCGAGATCCGATCATCCTTGACGAGCTCACACAATATTTTTCGGGAAGCTTATATAGATTGTTCCCTGGCGAACGATATTTTAGTAAAGGGGGATCGCGCTTGCATCGCGATGTTTGGAGAGAAGCATTTGGACAAATTCCAGGAGATTGCCACATTCATCACCGGGATAGCAACACTTCTAACAATCAACTCTGGAACCTTGAGTGTATCCCAGCAAGTATCCATATGGGAAAGCCTCGACCGAATTGCAAAGGATTTAGTCAGAAAACTCGAGATGCTGCTGCGGAATGGCACCGATCGGATGTTGGCAGATTGTGGCATAATCGCCAAGCTATCAGGCTTCAGGGATGGACAAAATGGAAAAGAGAAGAAAGAGACTGCCTCTATTGCCAGAAGCGATTTGAGTGCCTTATTAGAAAGAATGGACATGAGCAGAAGTTTTGCCACGCAAACTGCAAGGCCTCTTATTATCGAAAGCGTAAACTTGCTGAAGGAAAGATCGGATGTCTATTGTATAAACGTTCCGGATGTTGAACATTTCTCACTTTCCAACGGTGCTATAGTCCATAATTCTCATTTTTCGGACGCAATGAGATATCTTGCTGTTTCTCTACCTAAACTGTCCGACGGAGCTACTGGAGAAGATATAGATAGAAGATATAATGAGGCGCGTTATGGAAGCAATTACAATATGCCCGCTGTGTTTCGGGACGACTTACCGGAGATGCGATGAAAAGTGAATGTTCTTGCGAATGCTATTGCCCTTCTTCTTGTAGTTGTATTCAACACGATGACTATTTTTATATCTTATGCACTAATTGTATGTTCAATATGCTTTATAGTATGACTTCTACTATGTGGACAAGGAAAATAAATAAGCTCTCTGATTGGCTCGAAGTCTTACGGAAATCATTTAACCGGAGATATAAAGCTCACTTGCATAAAACTCTCATAGTATTGCCTATTCATGTACTGCCTGAAAAAACATTTCCCTTCGAGCCGGACATATCGAAAGATGTACCCATTAGAAAGCTCGGTAATACAGGATTAGATATAGGCCCTGATCAGAGTTTATTGCCAGAAAAGAGACGCAAGAGGAAACCTTCAATATTCGCGTATGCAGTAAAATATAATGGTGCATCAACGAGAATAAGGATGTGATGAAAACTCCCAAAGGATTCCTATTCTCCGCTGAAGAACTGGCAAAGCAAATCGATGCTCGACAGCGAGAGTTCTCGAGGATACTTGGACTGCTGGATGGTGCGCCACAGGCACCTGCCAATTCGCAGGAATACCTGTTTGCATTAGAGAATTACATTTTCCTGAATCAATGCATTGCGGAATGGGCAGTTATTCATAAAAATTGGTTAGAGCGAGCGAAGCGGATAAGTGATGGTTATCGAATATAAAAGGAGTGCTATGGAAGAAGAAAAGAATAGTGAAGTGCTACAGATAATCGAAAATCTCAGAAAGGAAGTAGAAGCATATAAGCAAGTGTTACGAGAAGGATACAACGGTATTCTGTCCGACCTTAAGGCAAATGCTCTTCTTATAGATAAGTGGAATAAAGTTATTGGTACACTACAAGCACAGGCGCAGATGAAAGAATACGCGGATGCTCGCGCTGAAGGAAGACCGCCCAAAGAATTCACGAAGGCCTATTTCGGTGACGCAGCTAATTACCATGCGTGGTACCAATTCGGAAAAGCTGTTGCATTCGCTGATGCTAGAATAGAAATACTTATGGAACTTCGTGACTATATCAATTCAGAACCGGTATTCATAAAGAGCGTGGAACGCATTCACAAAGAACGAAAAAGAAAGAAGCTACAGGAACAATTAAAGGACAGTAAGGAGCTCCTATGTCAAGAGCAATAGGGTTGGATGTAAAGTACGGAAAGCTATTGAACAAAGAAGAGTTATTGAGACGACTGGAGAATGCGAGAAAGAATGCATATGCACATGATCTCGTCACTAGGGACATTGATCGTCAGTTCATTGCCCTATGCGAAATCATCTACAAGCAAGTAGCTGATTGGGAAGATGCGAAGCTCAAGTTCATGCAGCTTCTTGAATTACATAAGAATGATATGAAAGAAACGAAGAAGTTGTGTCAGCAGCAACTAATCGAAGCTACACAAGAGAAAGAGAATGCTAAAGAAGCGGTAAAGAACTCCAAGTACTTCAAGGATCTTGGGGAATTTGCAGAAGTTCATGCGAAGATCAGAAAAGAAGCAGCAGACGAGTTCATAGAGCTCCTCTATAAGAAATTGGATATACAAGCTAACATGCCAGTATGAGCCCGTGACATTTTGTCACAAGCTAGGATAGAAGCAGAGTGATCTAGAAAGGAGAGCAATGAAGCATTGTGAATGTTGTACAAAGAAGGCTCAACTGAAAGAAAAGATCGATGGTGATCTTCTCGTCTTAATGGAATGGCTCAAGAGTATTTCAGTACATGCCAAGGGTCTTGGAACAAAGAACAACACCCATAAAAAGATATGCATCGATATTGAGATAGAAAGAGCAGAAGAACTTATTGCCAGTATCGTATACAATGGGAAATACAAAAGATTCACGCCAATCTGTAATGATGACAGCCAGGCGTAAAAGTCAGTCGTCGACAAATTGTCGGCAGTTGAATTAGAGTTGGTTGTTACACTCGTTGCCTCTTCTTCCCCTAGGTCACAAGACCTGGGGGTTTTGTATTTCTATAAAAATATTTGTTTCCCAACTATTACCCTTTTAGAATCATTTCTGCTAGCGCTATTCTAATAAAAGGAGAGTAGTAAATGTTATTTCCCCAGTTGGGCCCGCAATATTATGATGAGCGACACAAGGGCATATTGTCGCGAATGGAAGCTGCATATGCTGAATCGATCACCATTAACCAATCTCAATGGGCAGAGGCTGATACTGATCTTCGCTTTTATACTGGCGATCAGACCATGTGGAATGATCTATATGGGAACCTTCCTGCCAATAGACGCAGAAACTTCAATTTCAATAGAGTTCGCCGCGTTGTCGACATGGTTTCTGGACATCAGCGCCGCAATCGTAAATCCACCATCTGCACACCAGTGGAGAATGGAGATGCGGAAACAGCTGACCAGTTCACAAAGATCCTTATGTGGATTAACAATCAGGAAGGCGTTCTAGATACTATATCTGAAGCATTTCAGGGTTCTCTGATCACGGGCATGAACTTCCTGCAATTATGGATGGATTACCGAGAGGATCCTATCTCCGGAAACATCAAAGTTGATAACTGTGCGTATAACTCTTTCCTTGTCGATCCCTATATGCGCAAGCAGGACATGTCTGATTGTAATTACATATGGAAGAGATCTTACTTAACCAAGCGTGAATGCATAGCTCTTCTACCAGAGTATACCGATGAGATATTGGCATTATGGGGACACGACAATAGAGATGGCAAGTTCCAGTATATGCCAGAAAGTTTTAATTACGGTTTGAAAAATTTATTGACCTATGATGAATATTATTATCGCGATTATCGTACCCAAAAGATGCTTGTGGACACCAATACAGGCGAGTCAATGGAATGGAAGTCCTCCAGTGAAGAGCGGCTTCGTGAATTCCTGAATGTCTATCCATCTGTTACAGTCATTGATCAAGAGATCCCAACAGTACGGCTCGCAATAGTTGTTCAAAATAAGGTTCTATATGACGGTCCTCAGCCCACGGGAGTGGACTCATATATGTTCGTTCCCGTTCTTACGTATTACCACCCTGAATCGCCATATTGGCCATTCCGCGTGCAAGGCATGGTGCGTGGACTTCGGGATGCACAGTACTTATACAATCGTCGTCGTGTAGTCGAGCTCGATATCCTAGAATCCCAGATCAATAGTGGTTACATCTACAAAGAAAATGCTCTAGTCAATCCACGCGACGTTTTCCTATCTGGACAGGGTAAAGGCTTAGCTCTGAAATCTGATGCAAATATGACCGACGTCATTCAAATTCAAGCGCCTCAGATTCCACCTTCTATGATTCAACTTTCAGAACTATTAGCTAAAGAGATACAAGAAGTTGCGGGTGTCTCTGACGAGCTCCTCGGCTTTGACAGTAAGGACACCCTCTCCGGCTATCATGCAATGCTCAAGCAGTCCGCTTCTACCACAACCCTCCAATGCGTCTTCGACCTATTGGACAAGTCTCAGAAGCTACTCGGCAAGAAGATGATTGAACTTATACAAGCGAACTTCACGCCAGGAAAAGTAAAGAAGATCCTAGAAGGTGAAGAGCCAATGCCGCAGTTCTACTCCAAAGCTTTCGGTAAGTACCATGCAGTTGTTGAAGAGGGTCTTAACACCTCTACGCAGCAACAGATGCAGATGGCACAGATGCTTATGCTCAGAGAGGCTGGCGTTCCAATATCCAATGAGGACCTACTAGAAGCTTCTACTGTTCAAGGGAAGAAAAAGATCATAGAGAGAATGCAGCAACAACAGCAGCAACAAATGCAGATGCAACAACAACAGATGGAAGCTCAAATACAAGAGCAGCAAGCTCGCACGGAACTCGCACAAGCTCGCGCTGAGGCAGATCGTGGACTTGGGGTTGAACGCACGAGTCGAGTACAAGAGAATCAGGCGCTTGCCGTTGAACGTCGTGCGGCTGCGGTTAAAGATCAAGAGATTGGACTACTCAACTTAGTTAAGGCGCTCAAAGAGATAGACTCTGTCGACTTGGATCACGTTGAGAAGCTAATGGCTTTAGCTCGTGGACTTAAGGAAGAAGCAACGCTTGGTTCCCAAGTTGCTTCTAGCGAGAATAAGGAAGAAATACGCCCTGTGCAGAATGGTTCTGTTGCAGGTAGTTAGACGTATAACGTTGTGAGTTGAAAAAGGCTCGCAGTTTCTACCGAAAGGCCCAATATGGCACACAAGAAAAAACACCACTCATCAATGCATCACAGAGAACACTACGCAGGTATGGAGCCTCGTAGACGCCAAGAGATGGAGGATGCAGGAATGATTCATGAGGATCATAGCGCTATTGCGAATATGCCTCAGGAAGTAATGATGAAGAAATATCCAGACAGCGAATCATATATGCCAGAGAATCTGGATGATACAATTTCTGGCGTAGACCGTCAGATCGGATATGACGACAGAAAACGTAAAGAACATTTTATGCCCAAAAAGGTATAACTCATGCCAGCGATACCAAGAATATCGGGTAAAGCAACAAAGATTGCCTACAAGATACTCGGTGTTCCTGCCAACATGAAGTTCAAACGTACCCCAGAGCAGAAACGTATTAATCAACGTCTTCTCTTTGAGGAAACCGTTCGAGTCAGATAACGATCCGTCGTCGCCTAAAGGCTATGCCGGACTAAAGAAAAAGGAGTTACCTGTGAGGGAAGGAGAGTTCAGCGCCTCCTTCTCTTACAGGTTATAAAGGAGATAAATATGAAGAATCATCGCGCAATCCAGCGCCCTAAATCTCGCTCAGAGTACGGCGATATGGAAAGATATGAACGAAGGCTAGACGAACTAGCGTACCGTCGTGCTCAAGATGTTGCTGACTCATTCTGGAGAGGTGTAGATCCTCGTCGTCGTGTAGAAAAGGCTGATGGTGGCATGGTTATGGAAGATCCAAGGGCTATGGCCAATCTATCCGAGCGTGCTATTCACCAAGAATACCCAGAGAGGAGAATTAACTCTTTCGGGTTTGGGACCAACAATCTCTTCGATACTTTAGATTGAGGATCTCCATGAAGAAGAAAGCAGAAAAGAAAGTAACCGTCGCAAAAGGAGTGAAGCTTCCACGTGGAAAAGAATCGAAAGAGCGTGCACGACCAGGCGGCGGTTCAACTGGAAGATATAAGCATGTATCTGCTGATAAATTTGCAGGCAAAGCAGGTGGAACATCGCCTTATAGCTTTCCAATTCCAGACCTGGCCCATGCTCGTAATGCCCTCGCACGTGCGCATTTCGCTCCCGATCCCGCTGGCATAAAGGCCAAAGTGTATCGTATGTATCCCGAGTTAAAGAACCGTCATGAAAAAAGAGAAGGAAAAAAATGAAAGCAATGATCATCAAGAAAGAAAAAAAGAAAAAAGCAAAGAAGAAGGTAGTCAAGCATGCTAAGGACAAAGTTGAGAAAGTTATGCACGAATTCGCTCATGGTGAACTTCATTCAGGCTCTAAAAAAGGCCCGAAAGTATCTTCCCGTAAGCAGGCGATAGCAATTGCCCTATCTGAAGCGAGAAGAGGGAAAAAGAAATAAAAAAGAGGCAGTATGAATGAAAAAAGAGAGACGGTAGGGAAGCTATCATCAGAACTCCTTAAGCAAGAGTCCCACGCTCACTCACCTATAGATCTCGAGCGTGAAATGCACACTGAGTATGACAATAACATCATGCAGTGTGTGGATAGTGGAAAGAAGCAATATCCCCATAACTTTTATGTAGTCGTTATCACCAAGCGTGAAAGGTTAATGCCTAACGTCTTTAGGAATTACTTCTTTGCGCGAGAAAGCTGCCCGTCACCAGACTGGGACCAAGCAGTATATCACTATATGCGTTCGGCTGACGCCATTGAGTTCCTGTGGGTGATTCCATCCAAGGATACGTGTGAACATCTGAAAGATAATGCGTTGTATGTGACAGAAGCAGAGAAGCAGCTTCTTAACTTTGTTCTGGACTTCAGTGACGGAACATTATTACGCATATCAAAGAAATTAAACAAAGAAAGTGAGCATTCCCCGTTACTCGAAAAATAAAAAAGGAGTAGAGTATGTCCTTAGATTCATTGCCTCGTGCTTCTCAAGCACAAATTGCAGAAATGCAAAAGAATGCTGAGAAGTTAATGAGGGCTAATAACGAGATAATTCCAGAAGAACAAGAAGTCCAACAACAATTTTCAAGTGACTCCTTGGAAACAGAAGACGCAGCGGTTGCTCCAATGGCCGCTGCAGACGCTGAATCATCTGAGGATACATCTGAAGAGCCTGTACCAATTTCATCTGCCCCTCCTCCTAAGCAACGCGCCTATTCTAAAGAAGAGAATATGGCTCTCCTGCGTGAGCGTACTAAACGCGCCGAAGCTGAGCGGGAAGAGATGGCACGCCAACTCCAGTCCTACCAAGCCAAGCTTTCCCAATCTCCAAATCCAACACAAGAAGTTGAAGACTTCTCAATGGCTCCCGATGAGCTGGCAGAAGGCAAGCACATAGCCAAACTTCAAAAGAAGATCAAGAGCCTTGAAGATGCAGTTGTTCAGAATCAATTAAATAACCGCTCAGCAAGTGCAGAGATAAAGTTACGCTCTACATACCCTGATTTCGATAAAGTCGTTTCTCAATCGAATATTGCCGCCCTCTCAGAGATGTTTCCAGACGTAGCTAAGACAATAGGAGATTCTAAGGACCTATATAGCAAGGCGGTTACTGCCTATACAGTAATCAAGAATCTTGGTATATATCAGGAGGACTTTGCGCAGGAAAAGAAGATCGCTGCGACGAACGCGGTCAAACCTAGACCCTTGACCAGTATATCGCCGCAACAAGGCGATACGCCATTATCTAGGGCAAATGCATTTGCAAATGGCTTAACGGATGACCTGCGCAAGTCTCTTAATAAGGAAATGTTCGAAGCAATGAAGAATAGGTACTAAGGAGCTAGTGTGAACTGGAAAGATATCAAGGCGGAGAAGCCATTACCTTTTGAAGTAGTACTATTTTGTAGCAAATTCGTTAATAGATCGGGTCACAAAGGACTCAAGTACGGAACAGGATCCATGCTGATGAACGGAAAGATTGCTCTTCACCATGCTAATGGTACCAAGTGGGAACCTACTTCCTGGTTGAGAATTAATCTACCCTTTCCTCACAAGACTGAATAAGCGCTTTAACTCTTTTAATTCTCCTTACTTACGGTGATGCTACTTAAGTAAGGAGTTGTCTCATATAAGTTACACTTGTAACGCAGGGGTCCGGTACCGTGACAATTATTGCGAAATTGCCTAATATGAAAATAAAAAAGTTGTCCAAGAGAATAGAAGATATACTAATTCAGTACGCAGCCTGCAAAGTAACGCAAGAAAATGTTGACGCTTGTTGTATAAAAAATGATGACTCTAAGCTCCTCTTATTGCTGTGTAGATGGGACAAAGATGGAAAGAGCATCAGAACTGAAATGAAAGTTCTTTTCTGTCCTTTCTGTGGATTCTCATATGAATAACCGTTACAGTTGTCGCGCAACTGCGAGACACTTCTGCAACAGTTGTTGCAATATTTACCGTACCTCTGTGCAGTCTGATATTAGTTGTCTTGCTTCTTTTTCTTCACGAAATAACCCAATCTGCCCATCTCTCTCGCAACATCTTTTAAGTCGACTTTATAATACTTGGCTGCTCTGTGCATAGCTATTTCTATAGGAATATTTCCTTGACAATTCTGTTACGGAATTTAGAGTGGCTCGTTACGTCTGAACCTGTCTTTCGCGAAATTTACAGCACTTGTTGCAAGAATTATTGCATTTTATAAGTGGCTCAGATATTTCCTGATCTGGATAGCATTTCAGGCACATTAAGTAGCCTTTCCTCTTGCTAGGATAGTTCAATTCTCGGGAGCATATTGGTTCTATTCGATCCTTTATCTGTCCTGCTTTCCTCAGAATCTTAGCAATATCATTGATCGTTATTTTCATTATTACCTACCCTGATCGGACGATTCTAGAACTATTTTCTAGCTTCTCTATTCGTTCGGTCAATAACTCTTTTTCCTTCTGCCGTTGTGAATCAGCAGCAAACCCTAGGCAAATAAGTATGCCTCCAATAATCCCCATTATAAATACACCAAACATAGCTTTGTTCCCATCATTTTCTTATATACCCTGAACTTATTATTCATTGAACTCTACATAATTTACTTTGTTCCAGTTGATATAATACGAAGTGCTACGATCTTCGCTTATCAGATTGGAAACAGTTGAATACCAATTACCAGTCTCAGCTACTTTTTTTATAGACTGGTATAGATCGACGTTAGTAATCTCTACAGTCTTATAGCCTCCTGTAAAATAGAAAGTAACTAACATTCTCTGCTTCTTCTTAAACCATTGCATTCTTATTTTCATTTCGTTCCCACAACTTTTTCTATTACCCTGAACTTACTGCGTATCGGAGCTCGCATCGCTGTGACACTTATCGCGAAATTTGCGCGAAATTTGCGCGAAACGCTCGCGAAATCTACTCCTTAGAATTTGTTCTACGTGTAAGGCCGACTTGGCAAATAGCCAGTCTAAATGCAAAGTGTGCTAGTCTTTTCGCATCTTTCTTCGCGGATAGGTCCAATACTTTACCACTATGCTTTTCGCCCAAAGGGAGTCAAGATGTAAGTTTCCTGTATAGTGATTGAATCCTTGCCATCCTAAGATATTCATTCTTTCTTTGCGCCACTTCCATCTTCTCTTGTAGTGACATGCAAAATATGGTGTTCCGCCTGTGTCTACAACTAAGCATGCGAATCCATCTCTAGGTAACTTATCTTTAACATCGAACCATTCCCAATTAACCATTTGGTTCCCATCATTTTCTTATATACCCTGATCTTACTGCGTATCGGAGCTCGCATCTCCAAGTATATCCTCAGTAGCTTTTAGGCCAAGAGCGAACAGGAGTCGGCGTACGGGATTCGCCAACCCAGGCGTATGTGAGAATCGCCAATCTCAAGTCTAATTATTCATCAGTAGTCTTTAAAAAAGGAAACTACTATGGCAATTACTACAACTAGTACGTTGCCTGCTCCAGTTCAGCAAAGCTTTAGCTATAAGCTGCTCTCGGTGCCGGTGCCAAATATGATTCATAAGATACCTGCGATGCGTAAGAACATGCCACGCAATGGTGGTACAACTTTACGTATGAGACGGTAGGCTTTATGCCGTCTATAAATCTTTCCTGATTGACTTGGAAGCCTAAGGGAAACTATGGCGACAAGGGGCAAGCGTAAGTAGCCTGAGAGACTGAGTGGAAAGACCCGTAAGGGATGCGACAGTCCGAACAGAACAACGAAAGGTTCTGAGATAAGCAGAAATGACTTATCCCCGGTAACAAAATTGATAATGCGTTGAATACAGCAATGGTTCCATTGGGCAATAGTGGGGTTACTCCTCCTGCTCAGAACCTGACTGCCGTAGATATCGATGCAAAGATCTCATTCTATGGGACATATGTTCAATTAAATGAACAAGTAACGCTCCAGAACCAAGATCCGGTCCTGAATGAGTGCGCTGCACGTCTTGGTGTGTCCCTTAATTGTATGGGGGAATTTAAATCTTCTCTGATAGACTTGAACACCGTAGTGGCTATTAGCTAACCGGCAACAAGGGGCAAGACTATGAAATGGTATAACTCTGATGAATTCGCACCTGAACATTCTTCCCAGATTTTTGTTTGGGATCAAAAGGAAAATAAAGAAGTCTATATCCGTTTCTTTGGGGAATGGGAATTTGACACTAGTAATAGTAGGTCCTTTTGTAGAAATTTTCCTATTTGGCGGTATGTACATGACGACCTTCATCCTATACCACGTAATCAGCCTGAACGTAGCAAGCGAGAAGACAAGTGCAAAGAAGACATCGATGATAGACATGTTTGCGTTTGGGCATCTACCTGTCGCGACATAAATCATGGATGTGGAAAGCACTTGATGCGGTGCTCTGAGCATTGTGGAAACACAGTGAGGGATAAGTAGAGAAAATCCCCGCCTAGAAATAGGTCACAAAAGTAACAGATAGCAGACAAACTGAGGATCAGCTTAAACTAAGTGAGCTGAATAAATCTTCTCTGATAGACTTGGAAGCCGTAATATTAAGTTAACGGTGACAAGGGGCAAGCGAAAGCAGCCTGAACGTAGCAAGCGAGAAGACAATGCAAGATAACCAATGTATTCATGAAAAAATCTTTAGACAGTATGACCCCTTGGGCAACCCTCCTTTTAAGAATAGAGCGTGGGGCCAGCTTTCTAAAAAAGAAAAAAGAAAGATTCATGATTGGCCATCTGTTAAAAATGCATTGATGCGGTGCTCTGAACATTGCAGAAATGCAGTGAGGGATAAGTAGAGAAAATCCCCGCCTAGCAATAGGTCACAAAAGTAACAGATTTGACTAGAGATATGCTGGCTGCGACAGCTAGCTTTATTAACTGTGTTGGGGGTGTCGATGGCGACGTTCCGACTGAAATTACTCGCTCAGATGTAGACACTGTTGTGCGTGCATTGTTGAATAACAACGCATACACAATCATGGATAATATCGAAGGTGAAGATAAGTTCGGTAAAATGTGTGCCGAAGTAAAATCTCTTCTGATAGACTTGGAAACCGTAGTGGCAATGAGCTAACCGGCGACAAGGGGCAAGAATGGAATATCAGTGCGAATGCGGCAAGGATCATATATTTAAGTGTTATAAGTGCGCAAAGAGTACTTCACTCTGTACCAGAAAAGGTAATACGCTCATAACGGGGCGTGAATTTGAAGGGTTAGAGTTCTTTTCGCTATGTGATTCTTGCATGCAGGACGTCTTTTGTTTCATCCAGCCTGAACGACTAAGTGAAGAGACACCGAAAGGTGATGCGATAGTCTGAACTCTATAGAAATATAGAGAGGGAGTCTCGAAGAAGTTCCCCGCCTAGTAATAGGTCACAAAAGTAACAGAACTGACAGCTCCAGTACGTGATGCGTACTTTGCGCTCTGTTCAACCAACTTAACAGGAAACCTTGATAACATTGCTGGGTTCGTACAAAAGAACCAATATCCAGCTCCAATGAATGCATTGCGTTCAGAATGGGGTGCAGCCGGTAACCTTCGTTTCCTCATTTCATCAATCGGATCTCAATTCCTTAATGCATCTAGCTTAGGCAATACCGTATACAACATCTTCTGTGTTGGTATGGAAGCTTATGCCTGCATTGAGCAAGACGGATACAGCGCGAGCTTTAATATGATGGAGCTCATTAAATTTCTTCTGATGGACTTGGATCCCGTAGTGGCTATTAGCTAACCGGCAACAAGGGGCAAGATTATGAAAGTAACTCTAGAATTTACAAAGTTCTCAGAAAGATATCCAGAAGATAAGAACAGAGATGTACTGATTGCCTATCGCCATGAAGGCTCAGTTGGAGCAGCTTCTATGTCTGCTGGGAATCATTATGAAGTGCATAATGAGCATTTGTTGTGGTGGAGTTATTTTGATTTTCAGCCTGAACGACTAAGTGAAGAGACCCAGAAATGGGATGCGATAGTCTGAACACTATGGAGACATAGTGAGGGAGATCCGAAGAGGTTTCCCCGCTTGAAATTTCTGAATGTGAAATAGGTTGGGTTCGATTCCTCCCTAAATGTAAAAATTTAGAGATCGGCTGGTAGCCATGATTCAGAAATTTCAAGTCACAAAAGTAACAGAATGTATCTATAGACCACCAATCTATGATGGCCCATTGGCGCTTAACGCGTCCGTAGGCTATAAATTCGCCGAAGTCCCGCGTATAACAAATGACCTTTGGGTCATCAACCTTCGCGCTACTTTAGCGGTTTAAGGAGATACTATGGACGGAACTATTATAGGACAAGGTACGTTTACCGCGTCTTCTGCTGGATTATCCAATCCAAACCCCGGTGTTGCTAGCTATAGCAATGCAGTCCCAGCTATAATCCAAATTCCTTCTGGTGCTGACTGGATGTATGTATACAACTATACCCAATTCGGTACTGTGGGAAGCGCCGCTGGTGCTTACTTCAATGGAACAGCTAATGGTAGCGAAGGCGTAGAGTTCTACTGGCAACGTGGAATGGCTATTGGCACTGGTCTTGCTAAATACCACGCTGCAGCTACTGAAGCAATGTCTAGCGACACCTTTGTTTCTGGCGGATTTACTCTGTATGATCCATCAGGACAAGATCTTAGTTCATTGCCACTTGTAGGAGCTGCGGTAGCAGTTTCAGCAGTCTCTAACGCTACTCGCCCCGCTGTTACTCATATAGCTGATGCTAGTGTTGTAGTTGGATCTGTTGTTCGCTTGAGCAGCACAGCTCAAACAGATGTTAACGGTGTGGATATGGTGGTTGGTACTGTTACTGACTCTACTCACTTCACGCTCTTAACAGCAACTAACCCTCTTGCTACTGCTCCAGGAGCAATTGGTGGAGCTGGATTCTATAGAGTGATCAACGTTAATCCACTCTTTTATCCTCGTGCTCGTTATGTGGTTAACATCACACAAGCGACTAATGCACAGGTATCTACTTCTGTTGCTCACGGCTTGACTGTTGGACAAGAAGTAAGATTCAATATCCCTATTGTTTCAGGCATGGTTCAACTGAACGGAACAACTCAGAACAACTATAGACCTGCAATCATCTTGAGTGTTATTGATGATTACAACTTCACCATTAACGTTAACACGACTGGCTTCACTGCCTTTACGTGGCCAACAATTGCTCAACAACCAAGCTCTTTCCCTCAAGTAACTCCGTTTGGCGAAGATACAGCAACATCGTTGGCTGTTAACGCTGCTCAAGTTCCTTCTATTGGGGGAATTCAGATCTTCAATACCAATACTCAAATTCTTGCTGACTCAACAGTCAACACAGGATTCTTGGGAATGGTACTTGGATCTGGCGGGAATGGTAGAGCATTGACCACGCCAATCATCGGAGCTGCTGGTGGTATCTCTTGGTCGTCAGGTAACGTTGCTACTGGTGACGTTATGTACTGGCGCGCAGGTAAGTCTACTTACGGCGGTCTCTAAGAAATAAAAAAGCAGCGGATGTATAAGATCCGCTGCTGACCCACCCTTTCGAATGCGTCTCATGAAGCGGGTTTAGTGTAACAGAAAAAAAAGGAAGTGAAATGATAGCAGAAAACCAACCAAGTGTATCAGCCAAAAAGGCTGTAGAAAAAAAAACGAATATCAATGCAGCACAAGCCAGAGAAAAAGACAAAGAGTCAGTCCGCGGAATGTTCAAGTACTACGAAGTTCCGGGAGGAACTTTTTCTTTTGTATATGGTCCTATGTATAAAGGCGATTCCACTGAGCGTTTTGATTTTGAAGATGGCAAAATCTACTCCATCCCTCTTGGTGTCGCTAAACACCTGAACAAAAACGGTTGGTACCCAGAACACAAACACGTCATGGACGAGTACGGTAGATCGGTAGCCGTTGTAGGCACCAAACACCGCAGATTCGGTTTCCAAAGCTTGGAGTTCGTGGATATCGACGATCTCACCCCTGAAGGCGTACCCCTTGTTACCATAGAGCGTGGTATTGGAGCATAAGATGTCATCCTATGTGCCCTCTTATTCGTTTAAGAATCCTGTGTATAAACCCGCTATGCGTGTCGTAGCGGGCATCACCAATGCTCCAGTGGCAACGGTAACTACCACGGTGAACCACGGATATATCGTAGGAACAATCGTTCGTCTGGACATAGCTTCGACGGGCGGAATGCTCCAGGCAAACCAGCAAGTAGGAACGATTCTTACAGTACCAACACCAACGACATTCACCATCAATATAAACACAACTTATTATGATGTGTTTACTGTTCCTTCCGGTTTTCCCCCGGCCTATAATGATTCCCAAGTGGTTCCTATTGGTGAGGACAACAGCATACTGACCGCAGCCGTAGTGAATGCCCTGAATCCTACGTAAAACATCTTTTAAAAAAGGAGATGTAAGTAATGGCTATAACTGCGCCCAATGCCACACTAGCGGCTATACAGATCAAGGTGAGACGGCTTACCAGAAGCCCCTCTACTGCTCAGTTGAGTGATAGTGACTTACAGAATTATATTAATACGTTCGTGGTCTACGATTTCCCTGAACATCT